CTGAATACTTTGCTATTGAGCTAGGGGATATTAGTTTTGAGTATGATACTATCACTATCTCAAAGGCGATTAAGACACATAAGGGTGCAGGCACTATCATAGGAGCTCCTAAGAACGGACACAGCAGAACCTTACCTTGTGGAGAGAATGTTATGGAGGTCTTTAGAGCCATAAAGCAACGCTTAGAGATTGCTAAGAGCGTAAGTAAAGCGGAGGCTAGGAGACTTTTTACAGAGACAAAAGACGACCAAGTGCTTAAGATGACGTACTACTGGATATCTCAAGGGGCGTATGATAACTGCAAAGACTTACCACTTGATAAATGTCCTATAACTCACCTAAATCACGATACAGCAAATCGTATGTGGTGGGCTGTTAGAAACCATCTTGGATATTTAGGGACTAGCAACACTCACGGACTTTACGTATTACGCCATACAGTGGCTTCTAGGTTAGTGAGTTTGAAGGGATTTAACGCGCATAAACTGATGGCTTTTATGGGTCACACAGATATTAAAAGTAGCCTACATTACGTGCATCTAAATGTTGATGATATACGTGATGGTGTGGGAGTTGGTGTTTAGTTAAAAGGTGGTAAAAGTCCTTGGTATTTGGTTGCGGAGGACGGATTTGAACCGCCGACCTTCGGGTTATGAGCCCGCAATCTTAAGGCTTTCTGTGATATTCTTATTAATTTAATAGGGAAATATGCAGGAAGCCCCTAGCCCTAAACTTTTACCTTTTTATGTCGTTAATAGGTTTGACTAATAGGAAGAATTGAGCCTATTCTTATTACTATTGTTAGCTTAGTTTAATCTTAATCGTGAAGATTTTAATCTTTTTACTCCCTAACACACGCCACCTATTGGAGAAGGCGAGAGGGGGTAAAGGATTGTAAAGGATTACTCTTAGATATCCATAGGATGGTAATAGAACTCTCTGTCTTTCTCTTAGTCTTACTAGAAGTCCATAAAGGAGGACAATATGACACTAGAGCAAAGACAATTAAATCTTGAACTTGAAGGTATCAATGAAGGTGTTGAGAAGATAAGAAAAGAAGTAGCTACTGCTAAAGCTAGAGGTGGCTATGGAGAGACTAAGGTTAGCTCAGTACTTATCTATCAACTTATGCAGCCTTTTATGAAAGGTCTTATGGAATATAAGAAAAGTAAGCTAACACATAATGAAAGATTTATTAAAGACTTTATAGAGCGTATAGGATATGCTGAGGCTGGCTATATAACTCTAAAGATAATCTTTAATAGTGTATGTACTAAGCAGGTTAGATTAGTCTCCGTAGCCACAGCCATAGCTAAAGCTTTATTGGAAGAGTTAAATATAAAGAATTACAAGGCTGTTAATTCAAGAATAGATATAACTGCTAGCTTCTATATTAAAAGCCAACTACAAAAACGTGTAAGTAAAGAAAAGATAGCTAAAGGCTTTCATAGATTTATGGATGAGACTGAGGACTTTACAAGAGAAACATTAGACACTAAAGAGCAACTCTTGATAGGTCAGAAGCTCTTAGACGTCCTTATAGCTTCTACTGGTGTATTTGAGATTGGAGATAAGAGAGAAGGCTTTAATAGAATATCAAAGACACTTACTCCTACAAAAGAGTTTAGAGAATACCTAACAAAGATAGAGGGAGAGTGTGAGCTTCTTACTCCTATACTCTATCCTATGCTTATTAAACCTAGACCACACGAAGCAGGAAAGCTTGGTGGTTTCTTAACTCCAGTATTACAAGTACCATTAGTAAAGAACCTCTCAGGTAAGCCTAGTAATTATCTAAAAGACTATGAGATGCCAAAGGTTTATAGGGCTATCAATGCACTACAAGACACTGCTTGGTGTATAAACAAGAGAGTGCTAGAGGTAGCTCAACATTTCATAGAACTCGACAAAGAGATACCTGAGCTTGAGATAACAAGTGGAACTGAGCTAGGATTTATCCCTAGACCTGTTGAACTACCTGAGAACGCTACTGATGAAGAGTATGAATATTTTAAAACTACATATCCTGAGGCTTATGCAGATTGGAAAAGAATAAGTAGAGCAACTTATAGAAAACAGATAAGTGATAGAGGTAAGAGGCTTCTTCTTGTGTCTTTGATAGCAACTGCTATGAAGTTTAAGGACGAGAAAGAGTTTTACTATTGCTACAACCTAGACTGGAGAGGCAGAATATATCCTATTCAAAGTGGTGGTTGTCCTAACCCACAAGGTAATGACTTATCTAAGGCTCTTCTTATGTTTGCTAACGGCGTAGCTCTAGGAGCTGAAGGGGCTAAATGGCTCTCAATGCTAGGAGCTAATGCTTTTGGAGATGATAAACTCCCTATGAGTGAGAGATGGAGCTGGGCGAAGGCTCACGAGAAAGATATTCTAGCAGTAGCTGCTGACCCCTACGCAAACACTTGGTGGTTTAAAGCAAAAGGGTCATTTAAGTTTCTAGCTTTTTGTTTTGAATGGAGCGACTATGTAGCTAGTGGATATAGCTCTGAGTTTATCAGTTATCTACCTGTACCTCTTGATGGCTCTTGCAGTGGCATACAGCACTTCTCAGCACTACTTCTTGATGAGAGGGGAGCACTAGCCACAAACGTCATCAACGGAGATATAGACAAGCCTAATGACATCTATGCAGAGGTAGCAAAAGAAGTCTCAAAGGTTGTAGAGGTAGATGCAGCAAATGGTGTGCTTGAGGCTAAACCTTTAGTAGGGAAAGTTGATAGAAGTGTAACAAAGAGAAATACTATGACTACTCCTTATGGTGCTAGTAGAGATGGTATGAAAGAACAGCTATTATCTGAACTCAACCCAAAAGACTACACCTTTGTTGATACGAGCTTTGCTAAGATGTGTGTATATCTAGCAGATAGAAACAGAGAGGGTATAGAGAAAGTTGTAGTAGCCTCAAAGGATGCTATGGCTTTTCTAAAGGACGTGGCAAGAGTAGCAACAAAAGAAGATAAGCCACTATACTGGACTACTCCAAGTGGCTTCAAGGTAAAACAAGAGTATCGCAAGCTAACATCAAAGCTTGTTGAAACATATTGGGGAGGCACTAGAGTGAGACTAAGCGTAGAAGAAGAGGCAAAAGATAGTGATAAAAAGATAGATAGTAGAGTTACAACTAACGGACAATCTCCTAACTACATACACTCAATGGACGCTTCACATCTAGTCTTAACGATAGATGCTTGTCTTAATAAAGGTGTAGAGAACTTTGCAATGATACACGATAGCTTTGCAACTCACGCTGGAAACACTGATACTCTACGTGATACACTCCGTGAAGAGTTTGTAAAGATGTATAGTGAAAATAACCTAGCAAAGTTTAGAGACGAGATAGCATCACAGCTTAGCCCTAAGAATGCTAAGAAGCTCCCTGAGCTACCTAAACAAGGTAACTTAGATATTACAAAAGTCCTAAACTCTACATACTTCTTTTCTTAGCCCTATCTTTTTAGGGCTTAACCTAATCTTAATCCATACCATTTTATAAAAAACAACTCCCTAACACACGCCACCTATTGGAAGAAAAACCTTGAGGAGGCGTTTTATGACTTCAAACAAAACAATCACAACAGCTTACAACAAACTAAAGAAAGGAGAACAGCTAAACACTAAACTTTACTGGGAACTCGTAGCAATAGGGCTACATCCGTGTCAGTTAAAAGAGGCGATAGCTCAAGGCATCTCTTTAAAAACACTCATAAGACCAAAGACAGATGCACTAGATGCACCTACTAGAGTGTATGAAAGAGAGGTTAAGAGGCTATTCAACAATGAAACATATATGAGACAGAATAAATATATTCGCTCATTAGACCAACTGCTACAAACTATATAAGGAGAATGACTATGGCAGAAACTAAAAAGAAACTTGCAAAACTTAATACACCTATTGGAGAAGCTAGATGGTGCTGGCTATATGAGCCTGATACTCGCTTCAAAGATGATGGAGAGTATCACGTAGATTTGGTGTTAAACGCTGAAAATCCAAAAGCAAAAGAGATAGTAGCAAAGATAAAGGCTACCTATGATGACTTCAAAGCAACCCTAGATGACCCTAAGAAAGCTAAGAAAGAACCTAAACATCTTGGCTTTGAGCCTGAGACTGATGACAATGGCGATGAGACAGGCAACTTAATATTTAAGTTTAAAGCTAAGGCTATCCGTGTAAATAAGAAAGGCGAGAGAGTAGAGAAGACGCCTCCAGCTGTCTTTGATAGCAAGCTAAAGCAAATCAAAGAGCCTATACCAATCTACAATGGCACTACTATGATAGTTAATTTTAGTCCTAGCGGATACTTCAATGGCACAAACAATGGCGTAACCTTGTATCTAAATGCAGTACAGATTATCAACCTTGTAAGTGGTGGTAATGGAGACGCTAAAGACTATGGCTTTGGAGAAGAAGAAGGATACAGCTCAACTCCGTCTATGGATGCAGATGATGACACAGATGAGGGCGAGGTAAATGACGAGGACTTCTAAACCACAGCTAAACAAACAAGGCGAAAGAGTTAGAAGTGGCTTTGAAGCAGCACTTACTGATGAGCTAACTAAGTTTAACATCAAGTATGACTATGAAGCTGTAAAGATACCTTACCAACCCCTACAAAAGGTTAAGCATTATGTGCCTGACCTTGTGTTAGCTAATGGCATCATCGTGGAGATAAAGGGTAGATTTACAAGTCCTGATAGACAAAAGCATAAGGCTATCAAGGCTAACTACCCTGACCTAGACATCCGCTTCGTGTTTCAAAAGCAAGACCAAAAGATAAACAAAGGCTCTAAGACGTCCTATGCAATGTGGTGCAGAAGCAATGGCATTAAGTGTAGTGAGGGGCATATCCCTCCTGCTTGGATAGCTGAGCCTGTTAATGCTACTAATAAGGAGTACATAAAACAATGGGTAAAAAAATAATAATCAATCAAGAAAAACAAGTCCTTGAGTTTCTAAAGCTAGGGCTTACGCTTAACCCTGTGGTAGCTACAAGAGAGCTAGGACTAATAGGCTCAACCTTAGCATATCACATACACAACCTAAGGCATAAAGGGTGGGATATAGAGACAAGAATAAAGAGGTCAAAGTATAGTGGCAACAAGTATGCCGAGTATCATCTTGACCCATCTTGGAGACTTCTAAGTGAAGCAGAGAAACGAGAAGCCCTCAAAGGACGTCATAGCTTTCATATAAGAAACTTCAAGATTGATGACAGAGTAGAGCTTATAGATGGAACGAAAGGGAGCATAACAGGTATCTACAAATCAAACCTTCTAGTACTTGAAGATGAGAGTGGTAGAGAGAGCCTTATAAATCTAGCAGACATAGCTGTAAAACTAAGGAGATAGCTATGGCAGACTTTTTGAGGCACGAGCCTTGTGAGCTCTGTGGTAGTAGTGATGGTAAGGCTATATACTCTGATGGCTCTACGTACTGCTTCGTATGTGAAAAGGTAGGAAAGGTAGATGAAATGCAACAACAAACAACAAAACCTGAGCCAAAAGTAAAAGGCACTATGATAGCTAATGGCACTATCAAACCTCTAAACAAAAGAGAGATAAGCTATGCTACGTGTGCTTTTTGGAACTATCAGATAGGCAAGGATAGCAAAGGCAACACTTGTCAGATAGCAAACTACTATAACGATAAACAAGAGGTCGTGGCTCAGAAGGTAAGGTATCCTGATAAGAGCTTTGCAGTACTTGGAGATAAGCACCTCCCATTATATGGAGCACAGCTTTGGAGCAAGGAGAACGCAAACGCTATCATCATTGTTGAGGGAGAGATAGATGCCCTTAGTGTTTCACAGGTCTATAACAACAAGCGACCAGTAGTAAGCATACCTAATGGAGCTCAAGGGGCTAAGAAAGCTCTAGCAAAACAACTTGACTATCTAAATCAATATGAGACTATCATACTAGCTCTTGATAATGACGAGGTAGGACGTAAAGCAATGCTAGAGTGTGCCTCTTTGTTTAAAGCAGGTAGCGTAAAGATGTGTTATTGGAGTGGTGGCAAGGATGCTAATGAGATGCTAGTAAAAGGTATGCTAGCAGACATCCATAAGAATATTAAAGAGGCTAAGGTATGGAGACCTGAGGGCATCATAAGCTCTAATGAACTAGACCTAGAGGAGTTAGTAGCACCTGTTAAACAAGGTATAGCTTATCCATATCCAAAGCTTCAAGAGATGACACTAGGCTCAAGAGGTGGAGAGCTTATCATTTGGACTGCTGGTAGTGGTATAGGTAAATCAACAATACTTCGTGAGCTAGCCTATCACTTTGTGCTTGCAAATGAGAGTGCAAAGATAGGTATGATATTTCTTGAAGAGAACATTAAAAAGACAGCTCAAGCATTCATAGCTCTTGATAACAATATCCCCTTAGCGATACTAAGATACAACCCAAGCGTACTTACTGCTGATGAGTGGCAAGCCTCTAAGGCTAAGCTATTCGATAGTGGCAGGATAGTCTTTTATAAACACTTTGGCTCACTAGAGAGCGAACATCTACTAAACGAGATTAGATATATGGTTGTAGGGCTTGGAGTAACTCACGTATTCTTAGACCACATCAGCATAGCTATAAGCGGTAATGAGAGCGACAATGAACGCAAGGACATTGATATGCTAATGACTTCTTTACGCTCACTTGTAGAAGAGACAGGTTGCCATATAGACGCCATAGTCCATCTTAAACGAACAAGCAAGGGTAGTTTTAACGAAGGAGCTCAGGTAAGCCTATCAGACCTAAGGGGTAGTGGAGCACTAGAGCAACTAAGTGATAGTGTAATAGCCCTAGAGCGTAACCAACAGGCTGACGGAGAAGCTAAAGATACTTCAACACTACGTATCCTAAAGAACAGAGAGATAGGTATAACAGGTGTTGCAGATAGCCTAAGATATAACAGAGAGACAGGCAGGCTAGAAGCAATAGAAGAAGATAACAACGAACACTTTAAGGTTGTTGAGACCAAAGTGGAGAACACAGACTTTTAGCAGAAAGGAGAGAAATGCTAGTTTTTGATATTGAGACTGATGGCTTACTAAATGAGCTATCCAAGATACACACAATGACTATCTATGACACAGATACAAAACAATATAAGCGATATGACAAAGAGCATACTAGCGAAGGTGTAGCAAGGTTAGATGGTGCAGAGGTTTGCGGACATAACATAATAGCCTTTGACATACCAGCTATAAAGAAGCTTTACCCCTCCTTTAAGCCTAAGAACGTCTTAGATACTCTTGTGATGGCTAGGCTAGCCCTAGCGGACATTAAGGAGCTAGACCTTGCAAAGAAAAACATAAGCACTAAGCTTTATGGCTCACACTCATTAAGAGCTTGGGGAGAACGCTTAGGAGTGCTAAAGGGAGACTATGGAGAGACTACGGACTGGCAAGAGTGGAGCAAAGAGATGAGCGACTACTGCGAGCAGGACGTTAGAGTTACCGTAGCCTTACTAGAATATCTTAGTAAGTTTAACCTAGAGGTTAGCTATGCCCTTGCTTTAGAACATAGAGTGCAAGAGGTCATATCAAGACAGATAGCCTTTGGGTTTATGTTTGATAAGGAGAGAGCTGAGGACTTCTACATAATGCTCTTACAAAGACAGAGCGAGCTCTTAAAAGAGTTTAGGGAGCTGTTTCGACCAAGACTAGAGAGTGATGGAGAATTTACTCCAAAGGTCAATAACAAGACTAAAGGATACACAAAGGGTGTGCCATTTACAAAGCTAAAGCTAAAGGAGTTTAAGCCAAGCTCAGGAGCTGATATAGCTAAATTCTTTATAGAAAAATATAAATGGCATCCTGAAAGCTATACAGATACTAGAGAGCCAAAGGTTGATACAGAGGTCTTAGAGCACCTAAGCTACCCTGAAGCTCCTAAGCTCTGTGAGTATCAGCTAATATCCAAAAGACTTTCACAGCTAGCTACTGGCTCACAAGCTCTTATAGGGTGCTGTGAGAGTGATGGACGTATTCACGGATATGTTAATAGCTGTGGAGCAGTAACTGGTAGGATGACCCACTCAAGACCAAACGTGGCACAAGTCCCTGCTGTAAAGATAGACAAAGATGGCAACTATCTCTATGGAGCAGCAGGAGAGTATCAAACAGAGTTTAGAGAACTCTTTATAGTGCCAAAGGGCTACAAGCTAGTTGGCTGTGACGCTAGCGGACTTGAGCTTAGGACACTCTCACACTATCTAGCACGCTATGATGGTGGTGCGTATGGACGTGAGGTAGTCAGTGGAGACATACACACAGCAAACCAAAAGGCTGCTGGACTACCTACGAGAAACTCAGCAAAAACATTTATATACAGCTGGCTTTATGGTGGTGGAGACTTAAGGATAGGCTTAAGTATCAACAACCCCTTAGAGCAAGTTAGGAAACTTAAGGCTGAGTATCCTAAAAAATATGAAGAATACAAAAAGAGATTTCTAAAAGATAGCTTTACAAAGGATGGCAAGCATTACACTAAGGTAAGCAAAGGTAGATGGGTAGAGCTTAACTCTGACCTTATCTGCTATGCCATAGATGGTTGGCTTATAAAGGAGAGATTTCTAAAAAGCTTACCAGCTCTTACAAGCCTACGTGAAGATGTAGCAGCCAAAGCAAAATCCCAAAAGTTTATTAAAGGTTTAGATGGCAGAACGCTAAAGATACGCTCAGCACACTCAGCTCTTAATGTGCTTCTACAAAGTGCAGGAGCTATTGTGATGAAGCAGTATCTAATAACCCTTGATGAACTCTTACAAAGGGAGCTAAGGGCTGGAGATGACTATGAGTTTGTGGCAAACATTCACGACGAGGTACAAATCCAAGTCAAAGAAGAGTATGCCACTAGAGTTAGTGAGATATGCCTAAAGAGCTTTGAGCTTGTTACAGAGTTTTTCAAGTTTAGGATACCACTAGCAGGGGAAGCCAAGATAGGTAACTCTTGGAAAGAAACACACTGATAAGAAGGATAGATGATGTTATTTGAAGAAAAGATAGATATTGCCCTTAATAGATTTATGCTCTCAAGTATTGTTGGCTTGGTAGCTATGATGATTTTTATAGAGGTAATAAGATGAGACTTGGCTCACTATTTAGTGGGCTTGGAACTGCTGAGATAGCTACTAAGGCTGTGTTTGATGATGCTAGATGCGTCTTTGCTTGTGAGATAGATAAGTATGCTAGAGCTAGCTTTGAGGCTAATGTCTCTTGTGAAGAGTTTTACAAAGATGTAAGAGAGATAGATGGCTCTAAATACAAAGACAAGATAGACATCTTAATAGGTGGTAGCCCTTGTCAAGACTTCTCTCTCGCAGGCTTAAGAGCAGGCATAGCAGGAGAAAGAGGGCAACTACTCTATGAATATCTAAGAGTTTTAAAAGAAGCTAGACCAAAGTATTTTATCTTTGAAAATGTCAAAGGACTTTTAAGCATAAACAAAGGTAAGACTTTTAACACATTACTAGAATACGTTAAAGAACTTGGATATTTCTTAACATATCAAATCCTTAACACTAAAGACTATGGGATACCTCAAAACAGAGAGAGACTATATTTAGTTGGGAGTAAAGAGGATTTAGGCATTAGCTTCAAAAAGCCTGTAAAGCTTACCAAGAGCATTAAAGACTTCTTGGATACTGATAACAATAAGTATCTAAACAAACCCTATGAACTCTTACCAAAACCCATAGGCTCATCTATCATTCAAGTAGCAAAGACAGATTGCTCTAGGGCAAATATGAGAAGGGTTTATAGCGTTGAGGGTGCTTCTCCGTGCTTATTAGCAGCAGCAGGAACAGGTGGAAACAATCAAGTTAAAGTGCTTATACAAGACAAGATAAGAGTTTTATCCCCTAGAGAATACCTAAGGCTTCAAGGCTTTGATGATAGCTACAAGATAGTTGTTAGTAACTCTCAGATGTATAAGCAAGCAGGAAATGCAATGAGCTTAAATGTGCTTACTATGGTTTTAGAAAGTATCAAAGAGGCTCATAAAGGTGTCTAAGAAGCTCTATAATCAACAAACGCTTCTTAGATGATAAATGATAGCCTTAAAGGGTTAAAAGCTCTCTAAGGCTCTGCAAATGATTTTAAAAGGATATATGATGATGATGACACTGGAAGAAAAGATAAAGATAATTACTGCTTACCATAACAAAGAGACAGTAGAACGTCTTTATGAATATGATGGAGTAGAGGTGTGGCAACCAGTAGGTTTAGATGCTTGGAACTTTGAATTAGGTCAGTATCGTATTAAACCTAACTCTGCACCTAAGTTTAAAGTAGGAGACGTATTAGTAGATAAAACTGAAGAAGGTAAAGCTAATCCAGCACTATATAAATGTACAGAAATAAGTAACGACTGGTACTACTTCGATGGTGGAGTTGGAAGAAGTAAAAAGTTTGCCCATAGTAACTTCATAGATATAAACGAAGTGCTATGGTTCTTTACTGGGGTAACTCCAGATAACGCTAATAAATTACTTAATACGACTATGACAACAATACCAGATATTCAAGAATACTATAAAGGACAGATAACAGATATTACACCTATGTACTCTATAGGATTTAGATTACCTATCAATAATAAGGAGACAGACAAATGACAACAGAAGAAAAGATAGAGCTTATCACAGCCTATGCTGAGGGTAAAATCGTGGATGCCTACGATACCATTTTTCAACGCTGGTTTGCAAAAGGCACGGATACTTGGGATTTTGATAGAGAGGAATACAGAATAAGACCCAACTCTGCACCCAAGTTTAAAGTGGGAGATAGATTAGTTTATAAATCAGACGAAGGTTATACAGACATTGAAGTATATGAGGTCACTGAAGCAACACAAGAGTTTTACAGGCTAGATGATATGGTAAATAAAACTCCTGAATATGTAGAGAAAGAGTTTATCAATGAACGAGATGTATTGTGGTGTTTTAATATTTACGATTATGTCTCTAAAAGATACTCTATATGCCTATTTAGAAAGACTATACCTGAAATGGATAAAGAGTTTGCAGCTAATCACGATACGCTTATGTGGAAGCCTATATATGCTCTTGGATTTAAACTAAAGGAGAACTAATGAGACCAAGATATAGAGTTTGGGATAAAGAAGAAAAGAAAATGATATATGATGCAGAGCATACCTATGATAGCTATCCTGTTGATATATCCTCTTTTGGAATGATACTAGATTTACCTAACCTTTATGATGTTATGCAATACACAGGTATAAAGGATATTCATAGCAATAGGGTATTTGAGAGAGATATCGTAAGCTTTAGCACATTAAATGGCACAGAGCTTATAGGAGAAGTTAAATACTATGAGGATGGTGCAAGCTTTTTAATAATAGCTAAAGGGCGATATGCAGAGTATCTTAATAATGTTTGTGATTTAGAAGTCTTAGGCAACACCCATCAAAACAAGGAGTTACTCGATGACTAACTTTAAAGAAGAGACTATGCGACTTATAGGAGACCATAAGATAGATGAATACAGGTTTGAGTATATAAGAGATTGGTATCACTCAAATAACCCTATCTACATAGGCAAAGATAAAATCGCTTGGGATGAGATACCTGAAAGTGAGCTTAACTATGATAGGGGCTATGGCGTACAGTATTGGAGAGGCTATGTAACCTTTAAAGATACGCTTGGCTGGTTTGAGCGAGATACAAATGATGGTGCTGAATGGTGGTCTTGGAGAAGCAGACCTTATCTAACGCAAGATGAGAGGAGAAAACTAAATGAGAAAAGAGACTAAACAGCCATTAATGCTAGAAGGTTTAGATGAGCCTAAAGAAATAGTAGAGATTATCCTTTCTGAGGGGCAGGCTGAAGCTATGAAAGAGCTTATAGATTTTATAAAAGATTGTGATGTGGAGGTAATAATAAGAGATGATAAAAATATATGAAGTCAGAATAATCAAAGATGACAGAACCTGCTTTCATCAATGCTTCTTTGATGAGAAGCTAGCAGAGTTTGAAGCAAACCAGCAAAACGAGAGAGCCATCAAAGAGAACGACACAGCCTTTTTCTTTGTTAAGCCTCACGTTGTAAAGGATAGCTATGACAAAGAGTTACGAAGTTTATAGCTTTGATAGGAGCTTGAATGAAGCTAAGACAATAGCTGTATATGTATCACGTATGGTTGCTCTAGCAAGAGCTAAAGAGCTAAATGATGCCCTTAAACCTAAAGAGAGAAGGTATAAGGGCTACTACATAAAGGAGGTTTAAAATGAAAGATATAGATGAGAGCATATTAGACACAATACCAATAAGTATTTATGCAAAGTTCTTATCAGAGGGGGGCTTAAAGATAAGTGGTAAAGAGCTGGCGAAATACTTGATAGAGTTAGGGTATTTTAACGAAGACTTTACCCCTAAAGATAAGTACATTAAAGAGGGGTATTTTAAGCACTCTATAAACCGTGCCATAGGAGCTGAGGGCGTACTAAGATATGGTCTAGCTCAGATAACTGGTAAAGGACAAATACTCCTAGTTGATAAGATAACAAAGCACTTTACAAAGGATATTCTATGAGCTTTAAAGAGAGTGTAATGGACGTTTTAGATGATATTGGTACAACTCTAATAAAGAAAAACGAGAGCTATGGCAACTCTGCATTTGAGCCTGTGCGTATCTTTAGCAAGGCTGATGAGCTAGAGGGTCTTAGGGTACGCATAGATGACAAGCTAAGCCGTATAGCCAAAGGCAATGACAGCTACAACGAAGATACTATAACTGACCTTATAGGCTATCTAATACTACTAAAAATAAAGGAGAGTGAAAAGTGATAAAAGGAAGCAAACAAAAGAGGATACTTGACTGGGCTTTAACAAGTGGAGACAGAACAGAGTTTAACGTTAGGGATGTGACTATGACCCTTACAGACATCTCTTCAGATTTTATGGCTAGTTACAGAGCTAACAATATGTCTGAGATGATTTATGAATACTGCTCTTACGTCTTTTGGTTAAGGGTGTTTCAAGCTAGATTAATCTCAACATTTTACGGAGATGACTACATAGAGCATAGAGCTAACGTAGCCTACATAAACGATATGACTAATCAGGGCTTTTTGATGCTTGAACTATTAAGCAAGGTAATCCCTGTTGGTAATGTAGATTTAAATATGGCTATGGAGTATCTTATACGTGCCTATGAAGAAGGCAGAGACAAAGAGCAATGCAAAGAGGACATAAAGGAGCTTATCTTTGGCGAGGAGATTATTAAAGAAAAATGATAAAACACTTATCATAGACGCAGATAGCTTGCTCTATGAGGCTGCTAGCGTTAATGAGAGCACCTTTGACTTCTCAGAGGATAACCAAGTAGTAGTCCTTGATGAAGAGGGAGCAAGAAAGAGTTTAGATGAAGCCATAGAGAAGCTAAAGGATAACACCAAATGCTCTAAGACACAGCTTTATCTTACAGGTAAAACTAACTTTAGGTATGACATCTTACCAACCTACAAACACAACAGAAAAGACCTACCAAAACCACAGCTCTTACCGATGTTAAAAGAGTATGCAGTAACCAAGTATGGTGCAAAGATAACTACTAAGATAGAAGCAGATGACGCCTGCTCTATACATCTTAGCAATGACCCAATAAATAACATCTTAGCTCACATAGATAAAGACCTAAACCAAGTTGAGGGAGAGCACTACAACTGGCGTAAGGACTTAAGGTATGAGCTTAGCTACGCTCAAGGTCAAAGGGTCTTTTATACTCAAGTCTTAACTGGAGATAGCACAGATGGCTATGGTGGCTGTAAAGGCATAGGTAAGAAAAAGGCTGAAGAAATCCTAAATGAATACCTAAAGTGGTCTATAAGCTTAGAAGGTAACAAGATAGTAAAGAAAGCACTACCTTGTAAAGATATTTGGGAGGCTATACTCTCTTGGTATATGAAGCCTTACTATGACAAGTGTGAGGGCGACATAGATAATTACTTTATGTATGCCAATGATGATGCAATAGTCCAAGCTAGAGTAGCAAGGATGCTAAGAGTTGATGAGTTTAAAGGTGGTAAGCCTATTCTTTGGAGCTATGAACCCCTTAATATTGACCTTAGAAATGCACATTTACCCAACCTTTAGAAACCCCCTAAAATAGGGCATTTGAAATCACACGCCACTTATAGGAGAAAAACACACTCTCCAAGGGGGGTAAGGGGGGTTATATAGATTATCTAAAAGGAGAGTTATGGCTATACCTATAAGCATAGACCACGAGAGATTAATACTAGCTTTAAATGAAGCTTATCCTAGATTATCCATAAGAAACTCTAAGAGCCTTGACTTTAACCTAACTAAGAAAGAACTTTACTTTAAGCTAGGACAAAGAAGTGTTATAGACTTTTTAATAGATGAACTAGAGAAACTTAAACAAAGGAGAGATTAGCAGATGAAGCAGATTAACAAGATACCAACAAAGGAGGACAGATAATATGTGCGGAGGCGGAAAACACAGGTCACCAGACCCACAACCAGCACCACCACCAGCTGCTCCAGCAGAGACAGCTGAGCTAAAGGTAGGGGATAGTGACGATACAAAGAACCAAAGAAAGAAACGTAAGGGTAGCTCAAGGCTTACCATACCAATCCAAAAGACAACTGATAGCTCCACAGGCTTAAACGTAATGAGCTAGAGGGGGCTAAATGGTAGAGGTAACATCTCTAGCTACAAGATACAAACAGCTAGAAAATAAACGCAGTAGTGTCCTAGAGAGAGCAAGAGAGTGTGCTAAGCTAACTATACCTTCATTACTACCTCCTGATGGTAGTGACGAGCAAACAAAGCTTTATAAACCCTTTCAATCACAAGGAGCTAGAGGTGTTAATACATTAGCTTCAAAGCTTATGCTAACGCTATTACCACCAAATAGCCCCTTCTTTAGATTTACTATTGACCCTAGCTTAATCCAAGAGGGCTCTAAGAGTGAAGATGTAGAAGCTACACTATCACAGATGGAGAGTGTGCTTGTAAATCACATTGAAGCTAGCGGAGAGAGGGTGCAAATCTTTCAATTCTTAAGGCTACTAATCATTACAGGTAATGCCCTTTTATACTTCCCTAGTGACGTTAAAGGTGCATCCCTTAAGATTTATAGACTAGACCAATACGTTTGTCAAAGAGACCCTTTAGGCAATCTACTAGAGTTTCTGATAAAAGAGCAGATAGCCCCTATGGCTATTACTGATGAAACTATCAGAAACGCAGTACTAGCTAAAACAAAACAACTAGAAAGCTCAAAGAACTATGTAGAGCTTTATACAAGGGTATATCTTGATAAGGACAAAGACAAGTGGATAACAGCTCAAGAAGTGAGTGGCTTTAGCTTACCTGAAGCTGATGGAGAGTTTGAGAAAGATGAGCTACCTTATCTAGCTCTTAGGTGGTCTGCACTGCCTAATGAGAACTATGGTAGAAGTTATGTAGATGAAGTCATAGGAGACTTAAGGAGCTTAGAGGGCTTATCTCAGGCAAGGCTAGAAGCTAGTAGTGCAAGTGCAAAGGTATTATTCTTTGTAGCCCCTAATGGCACAACTAGAAGCGTAGATATTGCAAATGCTGAGAACCTAGAGGTGCTTGAGGGTAATGCAGAAGATGTTAGCGTGCTTCAGGTTAATAAAAATGCAGACATTGCAACTATAAGAGAGAGCGTTAATGACCTTAAGCAAGACTTAGCATTTCACTTTATGATGAACTCTAGCATACAAAGGCAGGCTGAAAGAGTAACAGCTGAAGAGATAAGGACAATGGCAAGTGAGCTTGAAGAGAGCTTAGGTGGTACGTATAGCGTGTTATCTCAGGAGTTTCAACTCCCTTATATCAAGCTAAAGATACAAAAGCTAAGAGAGAGTGGAGCATTCCCTGAGGGTAGTGAGAACATAGAACCACTTATTACAACAGGCTTAGAGGGCTTAGGCAGAGGACAAGACTATAACAAGATTATAACCTTTATGCAAACAGCTAGCACCCTAGCACCACAAGCAGCTTCTATGCTTAACTATGAGTACGTACTAAAGAGCCTAGCTACATCGCTTGGCATAAAAGATACTGACATACTCTTGGATGCTGACACCATAGCACAGCAACAACAACAAGCTCAGCAACAAGAGCTTATGAGTAAAGCTACTCCAAACCTAGTGAGTGGCATTAGTAAAGCTATGACAGACCCAAGTGTAATGCAACAAATGACACAAATGCAACAAGGAGATATAAATGGCTAAGAATACTAGCAAGAACGAACAAGAGAACAATGAGAACCTAGAGCAAGCTGAGAATACCAAAGAGGCACCTAAACCTAACACTGACAGCCTAGCAGTAGAAGCTAAGGGCTTTAGTGAGAGTGAAGAGTTTAAGGTAGGCAAGGCTAATCCAGTGGAGAACACTGATGATACTCAGATAATCATTAGGTTTTAAGGAGGAGTAATGAGTGATAACATTATTGGTAACGAGGTGGATACTGACGTTGAGACTAGCACTGAGCCAAGCAAAACAGAGATACCTTCTCAAACAGCTAGTGCTAAGACCATTGACAACGGACAAGATGCTGGTCTTAAAATCACAACAGATAAACCACAAGATACTCCTAAACAGACTTATGACCCTAGCGAAGACTTCGACTACTCAAAGTACGAGAACGAACTAAGATATACAGGCGATATTGGAGAGGCATCACGTAAGGAGCTTTATAAGAGTTTCCCTAAGAACCTAGTGGATAACTATATAGAAAACCTAAAGGTAGCCTCAGCTTACGTAACAGAACAAGCAGCCAATCAAGCTTATAACTTAGTTGGTGGTAAGCAGGGCTATACAGATATGATAGCTTGGGCTAGCGAGAACCTCACTGAAGATGAGATAGAGGATTATAACGAGGCTATAAATAGTGGCAACCAAAGAAGAATGAATGCTGCCATTAAAGGCTTGTATGCAAGAAAGAGCCTAAATAGCACAAGCAAGCCTAAGCTAACTATGGGAGAGACAAGTAGCGGAGGTCTTAGAAACGATACATTTCTAACACGTAGAGACTACGCCAATGCAATCTCTGATGAGAGGTATAACAAAAGCCCTCAATACAGAGCAGAAGTAGATGAAAAGCTAGCCAACACTTTAAGGCTTGGTGGCTTCAAACAACAATAACAACAAGGAGAACATAGATGGATAAAGCAACAGCTTTAAATAGTGGTAGCAAGAACGGCTCATTTAGTGGCTTAGAGGCTAACGATAGAGAGCTTCTAGTAGAAAAGGTAACTGGAGAAATCCTATCTAGCTTTGAGAAAAACGTAGCTATGGAGGGTAAGTACCAAAGAAAAGAGATAAATGGTGCTAAGTCATTACGCTTCGAGCACATTGGTGGCATAGGTGCTTACTACCATAACGCAGGCGAGCACATTAAAGGCTCAGAGGTAGCTCACGATAAGTCAGAGCTTACTCTTGATAGACCATTGGTATCATCTTTCTTTACTGATGATTTCAATGAAAGTATGTTGCATTACGATGCACGTAAAGAATATACAAAGAAGATGGGAGAAGTCCTAGCTCAAAAGTATGACCGCAATATTCAGATGAAGTTTATTACAGCAGCTCGCTTGAAGAACGTTATGGATGAATATGATGGTGGCTCTGTAATAGTTGATACAAACCTAGCTAATGCTGACCTTGCTACAAGAGTTAATGCGTTTGCTAAGGCTTTGATAGCTGCTAAGAAAGAGCTAATTAAAAAGAACGTTACAGGCGAAATCTTTGCTGTTACAAGCCCTGATACATACTTTGAGATTATCGAAAACAGAGCCTTGCTAAACAAAGACTATGGCAACGTAGGAGATTATGCAGAAGGTACTGTGTTTAAGATTGGTGGCATCCCACTAACTTATCACAACTACCTACCAAACGTTGATGCAACAAAACCAGCAAATAAAGAATTCTATGATGAGTATCATGGTATTAACTGTGAAGGTACTATTGCCTTTGTAGGTACTAATGAAGCAGTTGGTGTGCTAAAAGGTGGAGACATCACTACTAAGATATGGGATGACGATGGCAGAATGGGTACTTGGACTAGAGCAAGCCTTGCTTGTGGTATGGGTGTATTAAGACCTGAGTGTGCTGTTGAAATCCGTAAAGCAGCCTTGCCAGCTAACTGGGCTCAAGTAATCCACGATAAGAATAGAGTAGGAGCAGGCAAGCTCCCAACAGGCTCATTCGCATAACATAGGGGGGCGTTATGCTCCCCTTTTTGTCAATAATAAAATAAGGAGAAATAATGCCAAACGATAGAATAAAGGATGCAGTAAATACAATATTGTTAAGCGTAGGTCAAGAGATGCTAGAGGATATGAATGACCCTAGTGCTTTAATGGCTAAACGTATGCTTCAAAATGCAATAGATGAGTTACCTTATACGAATGATGACTTTGCTTATAATGGTATAAACACACTTAATAGTATGCCAATAGAGGTCTATAACTTAGTTGTAGCAGTTGCAGGTCGTAAGTTTCAAACAAACGTAGTATCAAGTGAAGTCTTACACGAATTTACCGCAGAGGATGAAGCTTATAACAAAAGAGCTATCATAAGAAAGAAGCTAATACCTAAGAACATCCAAGCAGAAGTTGATACAGAGCTAAGTGAGCTTTACAGCTTTAGCAACCTTGTGCCTAAGAGCTTAAAGCAAAACCTAGCACTCATCAAGCTTGAAGCCATACTCTTTGCTAAGGTTGATGAATATCCGCTAAGTATAGAGAGTGTAGAGCAAAGCTATCAAGACTTTAAGAAGAGGCTCATAACAAGAAGAGAAGTACCTATGGAGGTGCTAGAAGCCACAGCTAAAGAGCTCTTTGCAATATATGGCTTTAGTAATGTAATCCCAACAGACCTAAGTAACTCTAGTAATATAACACAAACCCTAAGGGTTATAGCCAGTTATAACTTTCAAAAGTCTATCCTAAGCCCTGATGATTATGTCATATCAGACGCTGAAAAGAACCAAAATGAGCTTGATTTACGCTTAGCAATAATAGCAAATAGATTGTATCCACCTGAGCTTTATGCAAAAGTTACAGATGAGTTTATAGCTACCTATGGCTATACACAAAGTGAGTTTAACTCTGTCATAAACGACTACATCCTTAACAAGACTATGTTTAGACTTCAAAGCATTCTTATACCTACTGAAGCTCAAAGACCTATTACAACTGAGGATATGGATAATGCAGAAGCTAGCTTAATAACAAACCTAATAGCTCCTAAAGCACTCTATAACAGAGCCTTAAGAGAGGTTAAGATTGAGCTAGGCATTGAAGAGGGTGTAGAAGATAGTGAGATACCTGAAGCAGTATTTAGCTATGCAAGATATAAGGCAAGCTTCTTACATCAGCCAACAGCTATTATCAGCCCTAGAAAGTACGTACTAGATGAGATGATGATTATAAGAGCTAAAGCCCTAGCAGGTCAAAGCTTAGCTCCACTATCCTTTATGAACTCTAAGAGTGTCTCTAGGATACTAGATAAGGAGAACAACCCTGAAGCTGTCACATCTAGCGTAAGACCTAAATACAGACTAAAGGTAACAAATGCAAACACTAATAACTAAACACTATGCAGGGCTTTTTAATGGTATGAGCCAACAAGCCCCTACGCTAAGGCTTGAGACACAAGGCAACTACCAAGAAAATGCCATAAGCTCATTAGTTTATGGACTGTGCCAAAGACCCCCTGTAAGCATCATTAGCTCAGGTCTAGGTTATGCTAAACCCTTTTGGCATACGATAAACAGAGATGAAGATGAGAGATACATCATAAAGCTAGATGCTAAGGGAGACCTAAAGGTTATGAACCTAAAGGGATTTGAGTATCCAGTAGAGGGCGTAACACAACATCAAAACTACATAACAACAAAGTCTCCACAAAACGATATAGCTATGACAACCATAGGAGATTATACCTTTATTGTTAATAAACGTAGAGTTGTAAGGATGAAGCAAGTTGTAGATAGTTTTACCTCTAACTCTGATATGTCAGCTATGGTAAAGCTATCCATTAATGCTAGGCTAGATATGACCCACACATACTATATAAAGGTAGATGGAGTTACCCTAGCAACCTATACACACGTAGATGGTAAAAGGAGAGATACTGGAGAGGCAGAGACACTTGATGATATAGCTCAAGAGCTTAGAGACCAAATCAATGCTCGTACAGGCTTCTCTGCTACTCAGCCAAACATCCCCTTTGAAAATGGCAGACCTACCTTTTACTTTAGAAAGGTGGATGGCACAGCCTTTACACTAGAAGTAGATGGGTGGATGGAGCAATCTATATCAGGTGGCAACACAACCAATCTTTCAGAGTATGATAAAAGAGCTATCATCTATGTAAGTAAAGGTGTAGCGGAGCAGAATTACAGAGTTGTCCTTACTAAAAGAGGCACCACAGTCAATGCCTCATATCAATCAGGTAATACCAATCAAGGTAGCACTTATAGAACAGAGACGATAGCAGCTAACCTTGCAAGTCAGATAAACGCAGGAGCTGGAGGGATATTTGAGACGTCATTAAATGGTGCTGTTATAGAAGTTTGGGCTAAGGATAAATCAGACTTTACCATAGAGGTTGGAGATAGTTGGGGAGATGCTGCCCTTAAAGCCTTTAAAGGTAGAGCGCAAGCATTTAATGCCTTGCCTCCAAAAGCTCCTGATGGCTTTGTGCTTCAGATAGTTGGTAAGACAGATAGTGATGAGGGTACGTACTGGGTAAGATATGAAAAGAGCTACTTAAAAGAAGGTAAGAAGATAGCATCAACTGGTGTATGGAAAGAGTACAGAGAGCCTAATGGCTACCATAAGTTTGATAACTCTACTATGCCCCTTCAGCTGATAAGAAAGCAAGACATAGCTAGATATAGAAGTGAGAACAATCCTCTTGGTCTTTACTTTGCACTTGAGTATTGTCTTTGGTCTGATAGAGCTGTGGGAGATGAGAACTCTAACCCAAACCCAAGCTTTGTAGATAATACAATCAATGATATATTCTTGTTTTCTAATAGGCTTGGCATACTAAGCGGACAATCAGTTAGCCTTACGAAGGTTGGAGACTTCTTTAACTTCTTTGCAGGTACTGTTACAGACGCTCTTGATGACGCTCCAATAGATGTAGATGTGCCTTCAACTTCTGTAACAACGCTTTACTATGCAAAGGCAAGTAGAGATAACCTTATGATATTTGGAGACGACCAGCAGTTTATCCTTAATAGTGGCAATGACCCTCTTTCATCAAAGACTATAAACGTAGCGCCAATACTATCTTATCCGTTTGATGGCTCTGTAAGACCTATAAGCTTAGGACAGATGACGTACTTTATCTCTCCAAGAGGTAATGGTGTAAGTCTAAGAGAGTACTTCATACAAAATGATGGTATGATTAATGACGCTCCTAGTGTAACAGACCACGTGCCTGACCTTCTTAAATCAAGTAGCAACTACCTTGTAACAGGTATGCCTAACGAAGACATCTTATTCGTAAGTGACTACTCTAGTAAGCTCTATGTCTATAAGTATGCTTGGAGTGGAGATAAGAAAACCCAAAGCTCTTGGAGTATATGGACGTTTGCTAAGAGTGTAGCAGGGATATTCTGCTTTGATAATAAGCTCTATATTGCCTTTGGAGATGGAGTATTAGGTAAGATAGACTTAGGCTTAGTTGGCTCAGACTATGAGTGTGTAGATTTTGATAAGCCTTTTAGTGCTATGAAAGAGGATGCTAGAGAAATCCTAGCTATCCCTAATGTCATTATGAGAAAGTACTATGATGGCTCTGAGATAACCTCTAGCATTACTCAAAATGACTTACAAAACGCTATTGCAGGTGGCTTACACTATGGCTATAAGTACTCATTTAAGTATCACTTCTCGCCAATCTTTCTTAAATTTACTAATGACGTAGTTGGCTCAATAGATGGCAGAACACTGCTTAGAAGGGCTACTATATATCTAGCTAAGGCTGCTAATGTCTATGTAAGCATTAGAGATTACTCATTTGATAAAGAGAAGCTAAGGTACTTTTGGGATAACCTAACAAGCACAGCACGTCCTAGTATCTATAAACGAACCTTTATACTTCGTGGAGAAGCTAAGGATAATAAGCTTTGCATTGAGAGTGCTGGCATTAAACCTATATACATCCAATCAGTCTCCTTTGAAATACTAACTTCACTAATAGATAAGCCACTATGATAAGAACACTTACATATAAGCCTTGCTATTGGGATGTAGTAAAGGAGCTTAAGATTTGCAAGCGTGAGAGAGATGAGCTTAAGGCACAAAGTGATATTAGCCCTAAGCAAGCCCTAAAGGATAGCCTAGATAACTCAATAGTTGCTTGGCTACTCCTTGATGAGAGCGAGAAGTGCATAGGTGCAGGTGGAGTTGCTAGAGACCATAAGGATGAGAAGGTAGGCGTAGTATGGGTGCTATGCAGTGATGAGCTGTTTAATAAGCACCTCTTTAGCTCGAACTCGTTTTGTTATGATGGCTTAGCTTACTGCTTCTTTAAACTTGGTCTTACAAGAGTTTATAACTATGTGAGCCTAAAGAACAAGCCCTCTATAAAGTGGCTTAAGAGCTTAGGCTTTAGCTTTGATAAAGAGTATGTAACCTTTAAGGATAAAGAGACACTCTTTGTTAAGTTTCATTTAGATAAAGGAGATTTTTAATATGTGTTATATGATAGCTATACCAATAGCAATGGCAGCTATCTCAGCAGCAGCTACCGCCTATCAAACAGTAGAGCAAAACAAAGCTCAGAACAAGGCGATAGATGCAGAGGTAAAGCAACAAGAAAGTAATATGATGGCTCAACAAGTAGCCTTACAAGAGCAGAACCAACAAATATCAGATAAGGCAGCAGTCGAACGGCAAAAGAGACAGGCTGAGGCTTTAAGAGAGAGGTCAAGACTAAGGGTTGAGAGTGGAGGCTTAGTAGGCAACTCCATAGATGCAATCTTTAATGCCTCAAGGTTTAATGAGAACCAAGACCTAAGCGTGATAAATCAAAATGAAGAGAACGAACACGCTCAGAATGCTAGAGAGTACGAGAGACTATCTAGCCAATATACAAGTGGTGTTAAGAGCCTTCAGTCTCAATACAAGAAACACGGAGCTAGCCACCTAGAAGCAGCCCTAGCAGGAGCTGTGGGAGGCTTGCAGATGTATAGCACAGTATATGGAGCTATGAACCAATCAGGGATGATGAACCAAAGTACTCAAACAAATCAAACAGGTGGTACAACTCCTATGGAGACATCTAATGCTACTAAGGCAGGAGCTACCACCACTCAGCAAAAGAACCTTATGATTAAAAGAAGCCCTTATGCTACTAACTTCAAATCAAACTGGGGGTAATAAATGAGAATAGAAAACTCAAGGATAGCAGTAAGGAGAGTTGAAACCCCTATGCTATCTCGTAACTCATCAGCACCAAACGTTGTAGCTCAGCCTATAAATATGTATGTGCCTACTGATTTAAGCCTTAACTCTGACGTACAAAATGCTAGACAAAACGCTAGGATAGGTGGGCTACTAAAAGAGCTTGCAGGTAACACTGTAAGGATAGCTGGAGCTAAATATCAAGAGAACGTTAAAGAAGATACCTTAAGGGGTATGCAAGATGCTAACGAAAGGCTTGAGATGGATAGCTCTAGGGTTGGTGGCTTCTTACACTCTGAAGAGGCTTACAAGAGAGGTTACAGGGCTACTGAAGATGAAGCTAGAGCAATAGATTTAAAGACCCAATTCTTAGAACAGCTAAAGCAAAACAACTACTTCTTGGATGACCCAAACCCTAGAGCAAGGACAGATGCTCTCTATAAAGAAACCTATCAAAATGTCTTTAATGAAGAGTATATGAACTCTAATGAGCGTAATGGAGCTATGAGTGAGAGTGGTATCCTTATGGCTAAACAGGCACTCCTAGAGGGAGAAGAAGCCTATAACAAAGCATACATAGAAGATAGAAAGACAAAGCTTTTAAACTCTACTAGCACATTAGTTAATTACTATGTTGATAGTATGTTTGATAAGGGAGAGCTAAACCCTATGTCCTTTCAAGAGACTATGAACTCAATCTCAGCTCAAACAAGAGAGAGCGAAGGAGGCTCTTGGCTTAGCCCTAATGAGTTAGCTACCTTTGTAGTTAATAGAGCAGGAGATAAGATGCTAGCCTCTGTAAATGAGGGTAACTTCAAGAAAGCTGATGCAATCCTTTATAGCCTAAGAGGGCTTAGGGGTGCTGATGGCAATCTGCTATATGACACAGTAGTTGGTAGTAACCCTAAGACTGGAGCTATCTCTATGCCTTACAAGGATATGATGGATAACCTAGAGGCTCAAAGCATTAAGGCTAAAGAGGAGTACAGAAAAGAGCAAGAGGCTCTACTAAAGAAAGCTCAAGAGAAAAACGCAGCCAATATGTGGCTACAAGCATACGCCTATGACACTCTAAGTGAGGATGAGAAGATTAAGTATGCAAAGTCTATGCCATATATGGTAGCTCAAGCAGTCCAAAGCGGAGCTATAAATGGCGAGGATGGAGCAAGGCTTATGAAGTTTGGTGTTAGCCTTAGTCAAAACGCTGGCTTTGCAGAGACAACAAATACTGAGGCTTATACAAGGTTACTAAGGAAAAACCAAACAGGTAATCTAAGCTTTGATGATGTTGAGGCTAACAAAGGGTATCTTACAAAAACTGACTACACAAGCTTAGTAAAGAGCATAGGCGATACAGAGACAAGCTTAAAGAGTATAGGCTTGGGTAACAATACAGCTGAGTGGAAAGCTCTTATGTCAGGCAAAGAAGCCTTAAATGACCGCATAGGTAAAACTACATTAGATAAGCTTAATCAAAATATGAGAGGGGATGCTACAAAGGCTCTTCAGCTAGTAGATAGAGAGGTTACTAAGTTTATCTATAAGGCTCAACAAGAGCAAAGAAAAGTGAGTGTGCCTGAGATAAATGACTTCTTAGATGATTTAACTGATAGGGTTATAGATGATGATACTGGACTTATAAGACCTGAATATATAGGAAGAGAGACAACTAAAAAGGATAAAGCAAATGGAGGTAAAACACAATCTATCAGAAGTGGCAGATTTGACAACACTAAATCTACCGACCAAAGAGGCACAGGAGATGACCTCGACGAAAGCTTCTTCACTAGATGATGTGGGAGGGCTAACTAAAGAAGCTTCTATGCCTAGCCCTATGCAGATAAGAAAGAAGCTAGGCATCTCTATTGAAAATACTCCCACCCCTGATTATCCCTTAAACGAACAAGGTAAAGTAGCAGACCCCTTTAGCATAAGCTCGCCTGATGATGCTTATGTGCTTTATAAAAAGGGTCTGCTAGATAAAGAGGGAGCTTATATGGCAAGGGCTGGGTATAACTTTAGAAACAAAGGACTGCTTGAGCTTAGCCCTGAAGATGCCAACACCCTTTATAACTCAGGGCGTATGACTGAGCTTGATGCTACTAGATATGAAGAGTATCACTCAAATAAGCTTAGATATTATCTAGCTGAGGTTGGCTATAACGCTATGGGTGGAGCATTAGATGCTATCGAGAACACTAAAGACCTAGCAGTAGATAGCATAAAGGGTCTTTCAAGACTACCTGATAGGGCTAAGATTTGGGCTGATGATGTATGGAGTGGTAAGAACTTAGGGGATATGATAGAGCACCAAAAGTCTCTTTACCCTGATGACCCAAACGAAAAGGACATCATAGACTTCTCTAAGATACTCCCAAAAGATAAAGACAGCTTTGGAGAGGCTATGAGAACCCTATCTCAATTCTTAATCCCATATACTGGTATAGCTAAAGCAGGAGCTTTTGCAAATACTATTAAAAACCCAGCACTGCTTGGTATGGCAAGAGGTGCAGTAGTAGATTTTACAGCCTTTGATGGTAAAGATACTAAGGTTAGTGACCTAGTAAAAGATACCCCTCTTGATAACGCCATAGCTGAGGCTCTAAGAGCTAAAGAGGGAGATAGTGCAGTGCTACTTAGAACTAAGCAGACCATAGAGAACTTAGGGCTTGGTGCATTTGCAGAGAGTATCTTTAAAGTTATAGGTGGTATTAAGAAATCAGCTGTCCTAAAAGCTAATGGCTCAGGAGCTATCTATGAAAAAGAGATAGAAAAAGCTATTGATAGCACAGGTTTAAAAGCACCTAAAGAGACCCCTAAAGTTACTCCAAAGAGTGAAGAAGAGGCTAAGAGCCTACAAGAAGCCATAGATACCAAAAGGGAAGCTAAGCTTATGGGTAAAGAGGTTGAGCCTACTAAGGTAGAAGTAGAGCAGCCTAAGAGCGTAGCAGATAAGCTTGTAACAAAAGAGGACGTAGTAAGCCACGTTGATGAGCTAGAGGCTAACCTAAACAAAGCTAAGGTAACCCATAAAGAAGTTGAAGAAATCTCTAACACCTATGATGTTGATATGGACTTTGTTAAGAACGCTTATAAGGGCGTGCAAAACATCAACGCTAAGGTTGTAGCCATTGGCAGAACTCTAAATGACTTTGGTAAGGATTTGTTTGAGGGTATCAAAAGCTACAAAGAAAGAGGAGCTTCAGATATTGCAGAGGCTACTGAGCTATACACTAGGATGCTTCAGCACGGACGTATGCAAGATATGTTTAAAGGCATAAGCTCTGAGATAGGTAGAGGCTTGAACGCTCATAAGCTATTAAATAAACCTATAAGACTAAAAGACTTACCAACAGAGGAGCTACAAGCAAACGTAGATAGCTTAGGGGGCTTAGCTCAGATAAACAAAGAGCTTGACCTCTTTGCTGAAAGATATGAGATGAGTGTTAAAGAGGGAGCTGCTGTTACTAGAAGGGCGTCTCGTGGAGGCTCTTGGTATGATGTAGTTATGGGTATGGGTCAAGGAGCTATGCTCTCAAGTCCTCAGACACACATAAAGAACGTGCTAGGCAACCTTACAATGATAGGCTTAAGAGAGATAGAACACCTTACAGCTCTAGCAGGTAGGTCTATTGCAGACAAAGACCTTAAGCACTTTAAAGAGTACTACTACAAGTGGGCTGGCTTTGTAGCAGGAGCTAAAGATAGCCTAAAGCTTGCTAAGTATTCTAAAGATGGTAAGAACGGAAATGCCATAAAAGCCTTCTTGACAAATAAGCCTATACTAGATGTGGGAGAGAAATGGAACGAAGCACTCACAGCTAATGTTAGAGGTGTCTTTGGCAAGATGTTTGATGAAGAGGGTAGGCTCATACCAAAGGAGCAAAGAGTAGCAAGTGGCATAAAGGACTATGTTTCAGACCTAACCTATAACTTTATCTTTAGGGCTCTTACTGGAGTTGATGAGGTCTTTAAAAACATATCTTATAAGGGAGAGTTATATAGACAAGCTGCTGAGACTATGAACGAGCAAGGGCTTAAGTTTGGCTCTAAGATGGAGCAGGCTGAGTTTATCAGCAACTTTGTAAATAACCCTACTACTAAGCAGTATCAAAGAGCAGTGGATATGGCTAGAAGGGCTACATTTACTACTCCTACATCTGTATCTAATCCTTTTGACAAACTCACACAGCCTGTGTATCACGCACTGGCTAATGGCTCATTAGGTATTAATCAACCTTTAAGATGGCTACAAGATATGTCAAATAGCCCTAATGTAGTTATGAAAACAGTTGCTAGATTAGTAGTACCTTTTAGGACAACTCCAGCAAACATTACAAAAGAGATGTTAAGACGCATACCTCCATTTACCTTCTTTAGTAGGGAGTGGCTAGGAGACTTTGCAGCAGGAGGCACTAGAAGGGCTATGGCTATATCACAAGTAGTTGTTAGCTCTATGATTATAGGGACTATATGGGAGCTATATAGAAATGGCATCATCCTATCAGCAACAGATACAAAGCAAAGCAAGGCTTTAGGTCTAGCAAACATACCTGAAAATAGCATTATCATAGGAGACAGAGCTTATGGCTTTGAAGGTCTTGACCCCCTTTCATCAAATATAGCTCTAGTATCTAATGTGCTTAGTGCTTGGGATAAGGTTGAGAGTGACCCAGAGCAAGACGAGAGCTTCTTAGCTGCTCTAACAGGTGCATTTATCAAGACTGCAACAAACAAGTCTTATATGAAAGGTGCTAAGGACTTCTTAGAGTTGTTTTCAGACCCTAATGAAGAGAAGGGACAAAAGGTAGTTAAGTGGTCTTATAACCTCTTAGGTGCTCGTGTGCCTTATAGTGCCTTAAATAGAAGGATAAGAGAGTATTGGTTAGATGATAGTAAGACAGAGAAGCAAAAGTTTCGTGACTACATAACAGCTAGCTTACCTTTTGGAGAGATGCCAAAAGCCCTTAACCTCTTTGGAGAGCCTAGCCCTAAGGCTGAACGTATGTTTTTAGGTGTTACAAATACAGCTACCTTTGATAGAAGCTCTATTGAGTATGAGCTAGCAAGCTTAGGCGTTGGTACTGACCCACTAAAGGGAAATACTATGGAGTTTAATGGTGTAAAGCTACCAATAGAAGCTGCTGATAAGACCATCATAAGAGGCATAGTAAAAGAGCTAGGACTTAAAGAGAAGCTTATAGATGTTATGAATAACCCTAGCTACCAAGCTTTAGCTCTTGATAGTGACAAGGCTGCTTTCTTGCAAGACATTATCACAACTTTTTACTCTAGTGCTAAACAGATTTATATAACTAGAGAAGAAGAGAAACTAGACAAAGTTAAAGAGAGACTAGAAAAAGATATGCAGACAAGGTTTGACCCTGCACTTGCAAATGAAGCTAACAGACAACAACCACTATGGATGTTAAGGAGAGGCAATGATTGATGAAGTCTTTAGGAAGAATAAGACTACACAAAAGATAGCAGATGCAGAAGAGAGGTTTCTTAAAATCTCTCCTTTGCCTGATGGAAGTAAAGTAGTTGATACAAGAAGCTCAAGGCTTACCTATGTGGCTGACCCTGTGGATGATAAGGATGCCATTAACAAGTCTTGGGCTACAAAGTATTTTAAAGATGAGAAGGACGCTGTAACTAGGCTAGGGGAGAGTGCAACAGCTAAGAGTGCTGAGCTTGATACTAAGCTAGTTAAGTTTAACTCTGATAAAGCAAGCATAGAGCAAACAAGCGAAGAGCTAAAGGTACTTAGTGCAGAGACAAAGAGCAAGGCTGAAGAGACCAAAGCAAAGCTAGAGAGTGCCTTAGCACAGCTAGAGCAAGCTAAGACAAAGATAGATAGCTTCAATACTGACTATGCAAAAGCTAAAGAGCTTAAAGGAGACGTTGAAGGTAAGGCTATTGAAGTCAAAGCAAACCTAGATAGTGTTAGAAGTGTGCTAGCAGATGTTACAGCAAAGAGTACAGACATCTTGCTTACCTATAACAATGCTAAGCAGGACTTAACAAACTTAGGTAATGCTACTAAACTAGATATAAGGGATGTGGCTACAAGAACAAAGCAAGAGATTGCCACAACTAAAGCTAGCATAGACACAAAAGCTAATGAAGCCCTTAACCAAGCTAGCACGTCTCTAGCTGATATAAAAGCCATTGTAGCTGATTTTAAGGGAAAGCAAACTGAGCTAAACGCTCTTAAAGTTAGCCTAGAGACCCTAAAGAGTAGCCTAGAGAGCTTAAACAAATCAGGGCTTATTAATGACAGCCAAGCAGGTGTAGCTCAAACTTATTCTAGTAATAAGATTAATAACCTATTGCAAGGGGTGCTAAGAGAGAGTGATGCTAGCGAGAGTAATGCTAACGGCAAGCTTGTAAAAAGAAACGCACAAGGCAACATCTATGCAACTAACGTCTATCTTAATGCTACAACTAAAGCCGAAGTGAGCGATATAAAGAACTCTTTAGCTACTGATAGGTGGAGATTTATAGTAAGAGATACTGGAGAGGGTCTGCTTAGGTCTATGTCTATCAAGGACTTTATAAACTCCCAAGAGGTTGATGCTTACGGAAAGACTGAGAGCGACAATAGGTATTTAGCAAAGAGCGAAGCTTATGGAAAGACTGAGAGTGATAATAGGTATCTAGCAAAGAGTGATGGAGAGCAACTATATAGAAAGATAGGGGATAGCTACTCTAATACTCAAACAGATAACCTCTTTGTCAAACAAAGCAGTGTGTCAGAAAATAGTGAGTATGAGAAGATAGTTAAGAGAACCCAAACAGGTGGCATAAATGTCGGTGCAATATCGTCATTTATTTCACAAACAGAGATTGGAAAAGACATATTCACTATGGGTGCTAGTGCTGATTACTCTTTTGGTATATTCTCAGGGAATACTCTATGCAAGGTTAAGCCTAATGAAATCAAAAGGTATCTAAATACCTATTATACGAATAGTGTAGATATGAATAATGCCTTATCTTATAAGGTAAATACAACTGATAAGGACAAGCCTTATGGTTATGCAGGGTTAGATAATAAGGGAAAGATAAAGCCTAGTGCAGTGCCTTATACTGAGAACGTAACAGCACTTTCTGATACTTTAGAGATTAACCCTTCACTTGGTAAGAACTTCATAATAACCCTAAATAATACCACAGGAACTTTTAACTTTTTCTCTGTATATCTTGGCATAGGGCAGGGGGGTGTTATAGTTGTTAAAGGTGCTAATAAGATAACAGGGTGGAGTGCAACCATAAAATGGAGAGAAGTACCAACTGATTTAGGGGAGACTGAGGTCTTTTCTTACTTCATAGCCAATGCAAATGAAGTATATATGGGGAGGGCATAATGAGCTTTATGATAGGTTGTGGCGGAAGCTCCACAGATGGTAAGCCAGCTTTGATGACCCCTAAATATCCCAACACTCAAGCAAGCATAGAGCTAAACCTTGCAAAAGGGGAGCAATACACTTTAACAAAAGAGGTAATTAAAACAAACGCAGGAGGTGCTCATGATTATGGAGGGTTTAAAAGGCGTAGGCTAGGTGTCTCTTTAAACTATCGCTTTTTCTCAGAAGGAAGTACATTGTGGCTTTTAGAAAACGGAGATTTTAGTAAATCCGTAATTCTAGGCTATATATGGAGAAGTGGAGATAAGCTTCGCTTCTTATATAATGGAAGCTCAAAAGAGCTATCTCGCTCTACTTTAAAAGAAGCAGAAATGTGTTATCCACTAGGTGGAGGCGTATCTCCTTCATCCGCTGTATTTATTTACAAGAATAATGTAGCTGCTTATGCAGAAAAGGAGGTGCTTAGCTTTTCTTTTTCTGATGCCTTTCTTAACGAAACTAACTCTACTTTCTCTTTGGTATTTAAAAGAGGAGATAAGGGTGGAGATGATTACTTTAATACAAGAGGAAATGACCTATATGCTAAGGGAGAGTATAGCCCCTATGACAGGCTTACAGCCTCTAACTTTGCTATCCCTAAATCAAAGCGAAACGTAGAGTTTATTATAGGAGATTGGAGCGATACCTTAGCTAATAAGCCCTTTAGTACAGGTATGAGTTACTCAGGTGGTTATGCAAACATAAAAGGGACGATAACACAAACACCTACTGAGTTTTCAGGAGGGAGTAATGCAAACTACAAGGCAAGTTTTTGGATTTATAAAAAAGATACTTACCTTGTAATGAGAGCTTCAGTACAAGCAACAGGGGGCAATAAAGAGTTTATAAACTTAACACTCTCTAGTGTTTCGCTTTCTTACTTTTAAAGGAGGGATAAATGGAGTTATATAACTTAAAGGATGACCTTGTAGCAGAGACCCCTTACATCATAACAGATAAGGGTACGCTTTATACAAAGTTTTTAGATGATAAAGAGCTAAAAGAGCTAGGGTATCTAAAGGTATCCTACAAGGATTATCCAGCAAATGTAGATGAGTTTAAAAAGGTGGTGCAGTCTAGCGAAGTCAAAGGGGACACTTACGTAATATCTTATGAGATAGTAAGCAAGAACCTAGAGGAACTTACAGCACTCTTTAAAGAAAAGACCCAAGAGCTTTTAGATGCTAAGGCAAGAGAGAAAGGATACGATGACATCCTCTCAGCTTGCTCTTATGCAGGCTACGACAATGATTTCAAAGCTGAAGGAGAAGCCTTTGGTATTTGGAGAGCTAAGGTGTGGAAGTATGGCTATGGCTTGCTAAATGCTATTGCTGAGGATAAGCATAAGATGCCTAAGAGTTTTGATGAGATTTTAACAGAGATGCCAACACTTGAGGAGGTGCATAATGGCTGAGAAGTTACAAAGAATAGTTGTAAAGCCTTTTGGTAAGGATAACTTTGAAACGGTTGGCTACTTTAAATATAAAGACATAGAGATACATTCAGGCTACATAACAGACGGTGCAAGTATCCCTAGAATATTTTGGTGGATGTTTGAGCCTTATAGTCCTGAGTATCTAACAGCTTCTGTGCTTCACGACTACCTTACTGATGATGCCCTTAGGCTATATATCAAGACAGGTAACAATAGTGATTTTAAAGTAGCTGATGACACCTTTAGGGAGCTCTTAGAACTCTTAGGGGTAGCTAAATGGAAGATACTGCTTTTCTATTACAGCGTAAGAGCCTATCATATAATCAAATATGGGAGAGATACAAGTGCTAAGTCCTAGTTTATATTTAAGTGGCTTTTTGCTGCTTATTACTTTGTTTCTAGGGTATAGGTATCAAAGCTTGGATAATGAACTTAGCGTTACAAGAGCTAATCTAAAGGCTAGCGATGATATGAATTTAAAGCTAAAGGATGAGATAAACGAGCAAGATAGGCTCATCTCTCTTAAGCTTGATACTATTGAAAAGGTCAGCAGACAAAAGCAAATAATAGAAATAAAGGCTAGTAAAGTCAAAGAAAGGGTGCAAAATGAGGACAAAAAGGATATGTCTGGTGCTCTTAGCATCAGCGTTTCTTATGTGCTTGATGGGTTGCGAAAGCAAGCAGGTAGTACTAAATAAGTATGACAAGATACCAAGCTACTTGCTTGAAGCTCCCCTTATTGCAGATAGAAACGTAACTAATCAAAACGATGCTGGAGTGCTACTAATAGATGTCTATGGAGGCTATAAGTCCTGCGTAGAACAGCTAGATGCCATAAAAGAATATGAAAGGAACAGGGATGGATGGCAATAATGTGGGACAAGTCCTAGACTTTGCTTTACAAGCGGATAAGCTAGGGGTTGTGAGTATATTAATCTTGGTTGTATTTGGGCTAGTTGGGTTTTGTGTATATACCATTAAGTCTCTTAAAGAGCCTATGCACCAACTAGCAGAGAACGGAAAGATAAGTAATGAGTTGTTTAAACAAGCACTTGATTACTCAAGGGATTTAAATAACGAAGTAAGAGGCGACCTAAAGGATATTAAGAGCAAGACTAATGATATTCACGATTGCTGTAAAGAGGTCAGGTTTAATCAAGGTAGTAACATCTCTTATCAAGCAGTAGTACCACCAATGGTTAGACAAAGAAGAAGCATTGAGGAGGATGATGATAAATGGTTAAACTAGATGATAGTAAGAGAACAAGGTGTGTTATCTATACAAGAGTTATGGGTTATCACAGACCAATAGAGAGCTTTAATCTAGGTAAGAAAGGGGAGCATAAAGAGAGAGTAAAGTTTAAGGAGAGAGCTAATGTCTAACTTTAAAGAAGCTATGGCACTCTTAGAGACCTTAGAGTTTAACTCCCCTTCTAATATACTCCACAAGAACTCTAATGAAAAGGACGTAACCTTTTATGGTATCTACAAGTACGCACACCCATCTTGGATAGGCTGGGATAAGGTAAGCCAAGCCATAGAAGCCACAGGAAACCTAGAGAGAGCTAGCGTTATCTTATCTAAAGATGAAGAGCTAAAAGCACAGGTATATAAGTTTTATAAGGCTGAGTTTTGGGATGTTATGAAGCTAGACTATATCAATGATAACATAAAGGCAAACGAGATGTTTATCTTTGGTGTTAATGCAGGTCATCATAACGCTATCAAAGCAGCTCAAAAGCTTGTAGGGGTAAGTGTTGATGGTGTCATAGGAGAAAAGACTATAAAGGCTATAAATGACTATGATATGCTAGCCTTTGACTTGGGTTATGATAGACTTGAAGTTGCCTATTATCAATCACTTATTGAGAAAAACCCTAGCCTTGCTATAAACGAAAGAGGATGGATAAGGAGAGCAAAAGCAGTATGAATGAAGCAAAAGAGAGAATACAAGGTCTATTCATAGACATAATGGAGCTAACTCTAAAAGATACCATTGATAAGCTAAAGAGAGGCGAAGCAGATAGCAAGGACATAAGAAATGCTATAACACTCCTAAAGGATAATGGCTTTACCTTAAGAGACCTTGACGTTGCTAAAGACCCTAATGAGTTTCTTGCAGAGTTAGCACAGAATATGCCAAGACTACCTAAGCTAAACAAATATGGAGAAATCATAGCAGAGCCTGAGGAGATAGTGGATGGAGAGTGATATTGAACGTATAAAGGGAGACTTTAAGCAGTTTCTCTTTATAGTGTGGAAGCACCTTAACCTACCTAATCCAACTCCAGTGCAGTTTCAAATAGCTGACTACCTCCAAGAGCCTGATATAAAGAGAAAGATTATAGAGGGCTTTAGGGGTATAGGTAAGTCTTGGATTACCTCAAGCTTTGTGTGTTGGTTACTGCTACGTGACCCACAAGCTAAGGTATTAGTTGTCTCAGCCTCTAAACAAAGGGCTGATGACTTTAGTGTATTTACACAAAGATTGATATGTGAGCTACCACTGCTTCAACACCTAATCCCTACAAGCGACCAAAGGCAATCTAAAGTAGCCTTCGATGTAGCCCCTGCATTAGCTAGCCACGCTCCGAGCGTTAAGTCATTAGGCATAACATCAATGCTTACAGGCTCACGTGCTGACTACATCATTGCAGATGACGTCGAAGTGCCTAACAACTCAGCCACAGCAGACCTAAGAGAGAAGCTACTTAAAGCTGTAAAAGAGTTTGAGGCTATCTTAACACCTAAAGAGACGTCTCAAATAATCTATCTAGGTACTCCACAAACTGAAGAGAGTATCTATAACAAGCTAAGGGCAACAGGGTTTCATTGCAGGGTTTGGACTGCTGAGATACCTCAAAAGGATACCTATAATGGTGCATTAGCTCCTAGCATTGAAGAGATGATAGAAAGAGGAGAGCCAGCAGGAACTCCAACAGACCCAAGGAGATTTACAAGAGATGACCTAAATGAGCGTAAGCTCTCTTATGGTAGAAGTGGATATGCTCTTCAGTATATGCTAGATACTAGCTTAAGTGATAGCGAGAGATACCCTCTTAAGACTGGAGATTTAGTTGTTACTAACTTGCCTTATGACAAAGCACCTATTAACCTTAGCTATGGTAGTGCTAAGGAGCAGATAATAAGAGAGCTACCTAATGTTGGCTTTGAGGGAGATAGATGGTTTTATCCTATGTTTTGTGATAGTGAATATGCTCCATACACTGGCTCAGTAATGGCTATCGACCCTAGTGGTAGAGGTGGAGACGAAACAGGATATGCAGTAGTTAAACACCTACACGGAAGGCTATTCGTTACAGCTTGTGGTGGTCTTACAGGTGGTTACAGTGAAGAGACACTAATAAAGCTAGCAACAATAGCTAAAGAGAACAATGTAAATGAGATATTAGTAGAGAGTAACTTTGGAGATGGTATGTATGTAGAGCTTCTTAAGCCTGTGTTAAATACTATCTATCAATGTGCTGTCTCAGAGGTATCTCATTCAACCCAAAAAGAGAAACGTATCATAGACACCCTTGAGCCAGTCCTAAACGCTCATAAGCTTGTCTTTGATTATAAGGCTGTTAAGGAAGATTTAAAGCCATTTCTTGATGGCTCTTATGATGACAGCAGGTTTGTGTATAGTCTATTCTATCAACTCACTCATATAACAAAAGATAGAGGCTCTTTAAGGCACGATGACCGCCTTGATGCACTAGCTATGGCAGTAGCTTATTGGCAAAAGCAAGTCGGAGCTGACCCTAAGAAACTCCTAAGGAACTATCAAGAACGCATTGATAACAAGCTACTTGATGAGTACTTAGCTGAGCTTAATATGAGTAAGAGAGAAAGAACAAAGTTTAGGAAGTTTATATAGTAAAGTTAAGGGAGAGGCTAAGTGCTTTCTCCCTTTTTAGTCGAGAACATTCATAAAGGGGTCTAGGAGCTTCTACAATCAACGAACGTCATTGGGGTAGTATGATTACCTTCTGAAAGGCGAACGTTTAACCTAGAGCCTCCTAGATGCCTTTATGAGCCTTAGCATTTCTAAAGACCATTTTTAGGCTATATCTAAAAGAAGCCCTTTAAATAGGCTAAGAAATCATAAACATTCATAAAGGGGTCTAGGAGCTTCTACAATCAACGAACGCTTTTAGATGATAGATTATACCTCTAACAACCCTTTCGTTTAACCTAGAGCCTCCTAGACCCCTTAGAATTGATTTTCTATTTGTTATTCATATAATCAAATCTAGGCTCAGTAAAAGGGAGTATATAATCCATATCAGCCACAGAGAAACGAGGAGCTGGCTTAGGGGGCTTAAACTCTCTCTTTATAAGTGTCCTATCCACTCTTAATCCTGCTGCTGTATAGACCTTAGCCTTTGTACTTAGAGAGCCAAAGTTTCTTAGGGCTTCTTTAACATTCTTACCTAGAAGCTTGATACTCATCAAGACTATTTCGTCTCCCCTTACTAGGTCTTGCATTAGATAGTGCAAGTTGTCCTTAGTAATAGGTACTGTGTAAGTGTGTTTCATAATAAGTGAATTATAATATAATTATGCTTAAAATATACTAAAAATATACTAATAATGTATTGTTTTATGTACTTTTTGCTTAAGCTCTCAAAGCCCCTAAAATACGGCGTTAGAAGTCACCCGCCACTTATAGGAGAAAAGGGGGGTAAGGGGGATATAGAAAACTTAAGGATAATCTATAAGATATCATAAGGATAATCTAAAGGATACTCTAGGATAACACAGAGATATATCCTGTGATACTCTAGGGATAGTTTAGGGATTGTTTAGGAGTTCTTAATCTAAATCCTATAAATATATCTATAAAAGGATATCCTTAAGATAAGCATAACAACTTTAAAGATAGCTATAAGATACCCTTTAACTTACTCAAAGATATAGCTTTGGGATTGTTAAAAGGATTGTTATAGGTGTCTTTTTAACTCCTTTATAAGACCGTTCGGAGAGGTAGATAATGTCGAAGCTCCTTTTAACTATGGCTGAAGTCAGTTGTAGGGATATAACTAAATAGTTCGGAGCAGAGGTAAGATAATTCTGAAGCTCCCCTAACTATGTCTAAGGGATAACTATGGATTATCAAGGATAAAAATCATATATGCCATTTAGAAGCATTTAGAGAGCCATAGAGAGCAAAACTAACCTTAGGTAATACAAACTTACCTTTGGATGCCTTTCGTTGATTGTAGAGCCTCCTAGATAGGTTTATTAACGCTAGAGCTAATAGAAGCTAGAGATTGGCTTTAGGATAGCTCAAGATTGCCTAAGAGTTGCTTAAGGATTAGCTTGAGGTTAGCCTAAGATTTCATCAGGGTTGCTTAAGGATTACCTCACGAGTGGTTTAAGAAAATGGTAAAAATATTTGAAACCCTAGATAACGCTCAGGGTCTCCGATTTACCCCCATAGCCCCCTACAACATTTCTAAAGCAAACCCCTACAAATCCACAAGCACAGCCACAACGTCGCAAGGGTAGCAAAGCAAACCCAAAGCAAAGCCCTATAAAGAATAATTAAAATTCATATATAGGCAAATCCAAAGCGAAGCTAAACAATCTAAAAGCTCGCTAGTAATCCCCTGCAAAAGTCCCTACAACTCCAAAGGCTACACACTTAAAAAGCCTATACTACGCCTTTTCGCTATCTTGTGCGGTCGGTTATATTAGCCGATAACGTTTCAAACTTCAGCAGAGCAATAACCAAAAGATACCAAGACAATATCCAAGAGCTGCCAAAAGATAGCCTAGCAGCTCCCAAAGTTTTCATCGCTTTTTGCTACCTTTTTTCAATTCTGTAATAGCCATTACACTTTTTATTATTTTCGCTATTTCTCTACACATTAATAAAAAGCCCAAGCACTCCCAAGCAACCCTATACAATCCCAAACAATCCTACACACTTCGCAACAACTCCCACACACTCACACCCACACGCAGCACAACACAAGCCAAAACAACCCAAAAGCAACCCTATACAATCCCAAAAGCTCCAAAACTTATCCAAAATAATTCTGTAATAATCATTACATTTTCTACATTAAAACGCCGATGCCTTCGCACTTTTCTAACAACTCAAACAAATCTTTTTAAAAACTTTGTAAATTCTCTTTATAGTTAAGCTATATTTAAGCTAATGTGTGTAATAATTCTCTCAACAAAACAAAAAGAGAGCTTGAAAAAAGAGCCTTAAGAGCCTAAAAGGTTATCAAAGGTTTCATCAAGAGCTTTTAAAAGAGTTTTGTAAATATGAGGTAAGTAAAAAGAGGCTAAGACGTCCTAACCGACCAAAGTTTAAACGTCCTAACCCTTTAGAAGTTGCGGAGCTAATCCGCTGGTATAAAGTGCATTAATAGCACTAAATACGCCCTTGAGGAGGGGCAAATAAAATGTTAGCTAATGAAACATTAAACTTAGCTTTAAATGTGTGGGGTAGTCTCACAAGTGGAGATTATTCAGATTTTAAAGAGCTAATCCAAAACGAAAAAAATCAATACTTTGACGGCGAGAACGGCTTTTTTAAAGCTTTACTAATAGAGAGCTCAAGAGGTAGCATCGAACTTCAATATTTACGCTATGAGCTACGCACAGAGGGACAGGGGTTTTACGCCCCTTGCTATATTATTAGCAATAGCGGAGAATTATTTAATTTAAAACAAAAAGCAGGATACGACCCAGTTATCTCAAAAATCAAGGATAGCCTAAAAGCGGACTTTTGTAAAGCTGCAAACCTTGAGAGTAAGTTAATCGAACTCTTAACAAACACAAAGCCAGTGCCACGCTTAGAGTGGGTAGAGGTATCAAAAGGTTACGACCTTGAAGGGCTCCCACACTCTTGCCAAAAGGGTAAGGGCTATCGCTTTAGGGCTCTTGACGATATGGCAAAGCTGGCACTTCTTAAAATAGGCTCAAGAATAGCCGCACGGGCTATTGTGTGGGATAGTGGCACTATATTCGACGAAACAAAAGGGGAGTATTTAAATAATCGTTATGCTGACCGCCTTTATTATGGGGATAGTAGCGATAGGGACGAATTTATTAAAGCCCTTGAAGCTGAGGGGATTAATCTATTATGGGGCGTGACTAATTCAAGGCTAAAGCCAGAAACTGGGGATTATAGCATAAGCATAGAGGACACGAGCACTATAAGTTGGCTTGATACTTTCTCACTTATGAAAAAAGATGATAGGTTATATAGCTACGACTGGGTAAATGGTGGGTACTCAGATGATACCCTTAACGAACTTGCATCAAGTGAGGGCTTTACTAGAGCCTTTTTAAGTGTAGATGAAGAGGGGGGCAGAGACTTAGAGGACGTAAGCAACAAAGTTTATTCTGAGTATTTAGGCGAATACATAGACAGAGAAAATGCGGTGTATAGCAATAGCGAGGGGGACTGGCTAGGCGAGGATGACGCTGTTTATTCAAACTTTCAAGACGACTACATAATCTATACTTATGCTTACTTTTCATCAATAGAAAACGACTACATTGATGAAAATACATACGAGCATAATAAGCAAATAGCAAGCGTTGTAGGTCAAAATGGCGAATGGGTTAGGACTGATAATAAAGATTATGTGCCTTATAAGGGCGATGAATATCACAGAATAGCCCTAGAGGATGCGGTGTATATAGAAAGTATGGACGAGTATGTAAAAGCTGACGAGGCTTACTATATAGATGAAATAGATGAAAACGTACGCAGTGACTGGGATAAAGACGAGCTTAAAGATTATTTAGCTGACCGCTTAGGCTCATATAGCGAGCAAGAGATTGACGAGCTTGTAGAAAAATATGAATTTTAATAAGGGGGCGCATTATGATAACTATAAGAAACAAAGAGGGGCTATTTAATGCCCTCTATAATAAGCGAGATTTTAAGTATAGCGAACATTTAGGGGCTTATACTTTTGGGGATGGCTACTATCACGTCGTGGATTATAGCACTTTATTGCTAGTCCTTGACAAAGATAATAGAGTAGTTTATTTTGATAATAGCTTTTATAGTGTAACAACTACAAGAATACAAAACTTACTAAAAGAAGTGTTTGATTTGGTAGCCACTGAGCGAAAGCTATATTTAAAGGATACTACGCCTAAGCTAGCCCTTGTGAGTAATCTTAGCTCTGTGAATATAACCTTTACAAGTGAGGGGCTTATCTCTACGATATCAAAAAGACAGAAAATGGCTATATATTTTTTAAAGATAGTATCTTACCACCTTTAATAGCTCTATTGATAGGTGGATGTTACTATGATATAGAGACAAAACTATTAAGAGGGGAGGACTGAGCTATGTTAAGTAGAAGTGAAATAATAGATAGATTAAAAAGCTTTAAGGATTTTGATACCTATACTAACATAGAGGCTTTTAATACAGACGTGGGATTATATGTAGTTAAATCTTGTGTATGGCACAAAACTATGCTTATTATAGATAGAGTACAAGATAATAAGGTTATCTATTTAGATAATAGAATACTTTGCGCCGATATGGGGACTTTTTTAAAAGTTTTAGCAGAGGCTTATAACCTTGATAGAGATTTTAGAGAGCGTAAAGAATACATAGAGGGCGCAATAGACCTCTTGAGAGGGCAACAAGAAGTTTTAGGATATATTGTAGGGGGCGAGAGAGATAGTAGGGACGCCTCTCTAGCAGGTAGGACTATAAGGGTCTTTTTTAACAGTAAAAGGGAGCTTACATTAATAAAACTAGCTAATAGAGACGTCTTTTTTAATCCTAATAGCTTCTTTTTAGAGAGTGCAAGGATAACTTTATATCTTAAGGGGAGCTTAGCCTTTTCAACAAGCTTAAGTAACTTAACAAAGCAGGAGGTATCACTATGATTATTAATGGATATTTCAAGCTAGCTAGGGATGGCTCAGTATTCAAAGGGGCTTTGGATATAAGCGACAAGGGCGAGGTTGTATCTATGTATGGTAAGCTTATGAAGCACAGACCAGATGCAAGCTTTAAGGAGCTAAGGACAGCCTACACAGCAGGCGAAGTCTATGTTAGCTCAAAGGATATGTTGCTACTGGATAATAAAGCAGTAGTAACGAAAGGGGTAAGAATATGAAAGATTTAATAAAACTACTTGGATACTCTAAAGAAAGCCTATGGCAATATTTAGAGGGATTATCTTACGCTGATTATGATAAAATCGTTGTGCCTAATGGTGGCATTCTCTTTGTACCAAAAGGCAAGGAGCAATACGCCCTTGTGTGCGTGCATATAGATACTATAAACGATGCTAGAGCAGCCAAAGCACCAACTGAAAGGGAGCTATACATAAGAAAGAATTACTTAGCCTTGTTACCTAACGCTGAATGTACTTGCTTAGGTGGCGACGATAGGTGCGGGTGTTATATTGCCCTTAAGCTGCTTGATAGAGGGATACCTTTTGCCTTTGGCTTCTTTACGGATGAAGAGATAGGGGGATTAGGCAGCTCAAGATGTATCAATGCTATTGAAGCTCTTAATGTTACTTCGTTTATAGGGCTTGATAGAAGGGGTAGTAACGAACTAGCACTATATGGCTATGATAATGAGGAGCTTATATGCCTTTTTGAAGCTATGGGATATAATACAGCTTTTGGTAGCTTTACTGACGCTAGTAACCTAGCAGGAGCTCTTGGGATTGCTTGCGTTAATCTTAGCATTGGCTATCAACACGAGCATACTCACAACGAGTTTATAGACTTTACAGCAACGCTTAACACTCTTAAAACTCTTAGCACTAGGAGGATTATTGAGTATCTTAATAATAAAGAGTTTTTAGCTGAGTGTGATGCTATGGGTGCTTATGATTATTACTATGGCGATGATTATTACAGAGATGAGTATGGCTGCGATGAATATGGCTATGATGATACTAGAGGCGTAATGTATTATGATTATAAATAAAAAGATAGGAGATATAGAAATGAAGAAGCCTTTAGACGTTAGACTTTTAGAGTTTTATAATGATGGAGATAGACGCAATAGACTTTATCTTATCCACCGTTTATCCTTAGGCAGTAAGCTAGAATATAAGGATGAGCCAGCTGATGTGTGGAAAGAGTTTAAGTTTTCTAAAGATTTACTTACGCCTCCTTTTCTTAGAGTAGAGGGAGATTACAACGGGTTTAAATGCGGTAAGGATTTTTTCAATGAAACTGAGAAACAAATGATAGAGCGTGTGCTTTTAGGCTTAGGCAATACACCTGATTTTAATCAAGATATGATAGACCTAAATGATAAATATGCAAGAGAGTATAAAGAAAGAGGGCAGGAGTTACTAGAGGAATTAACTAAGGAAAGGGCAAGCAAATGAAGCTAACACTACTTGGAAAAGAGCTAACCGAAGATGAGAAACGCTTTTTAGGTATGACTATTCTAGGAGTGCCTAAGATAGCTCTTAGCTTAATAGCAGTCTTTGGGTTTGTTTGCTTTGTATGCGTGCAGTTAGACTGGCTAGACTACTGGTATGCTTGGTGTTTCTTTGGGATGTTTGCCTTATGGCTTATATGTGGTATAGCAGGAGCTCAACAAGATATAGAAAACTATCGCAATGGGCTAATAAAGCAACAAAAGATAGCAACAGAGCCTAAGCCATCTAGGCACTATACAAGACGTCTTAAAGGGGAAAGCGATGAGGAGTATCTTATAAGGATACTAGAGAAGCAAGCACAATATGGCGGAGCTGATGCTATCTATAAACGCCTTAAATACTATTATGAGATGTATGAGCTAGATAGAAAAAAGAGAACGCCAAAGGGCTTAAGGTGCAGAAAGGAGCGTAAGGATGTATAAAAATAAAAATGGCACTTGGTGCAGTGATTTTATAATGGATGGCGTAAGGTTTCAAAGAAGATACCCTAACAGCACCAAAGCTGAAGCTCTAAGATTTGAGAAAGAGTGGAAAGAAAGAATACGTAAAGGCAAAGCTGAGGATGAGCTTTGGGAGACTGATGTAAGCTCAGCTAGAGGTGGTATGAAGCTCTCAGAAGCCTTAGACTTCTTGCACGATAGATACTGGCAATACCTAGATGATACAACTCATTATAGAGTGTGCCTAAATAGGGTTATAAAAGCCATAGGAGACAAAGAGGTTTCAGAGCTTACAACAGCTGACTTATACGAGCTAAAAGATAAGATGCTAAATAAAGGAGTTAATGGCAAGATATATTCGCCACACTCTTTTAACTCATCTCTAGTAGCTCTTGGAACAGCACTTAGGATACTTGAGGGTCTTGAAGTAGTTAAGTTTAAATCTAAACCAAACTTCAAAGGACTTCAAGCTAGGCAAGTGATACCCAAAAGACCTGCTTTAAGAGATGATGAGCTTCTAAAAACTAAAGAGTTTCTATATAACAGAGCTAAAAAATCTAAAGCATTATCAAGTGTAGAGATATACGAACTCTTTATAGTCCTATCTAATCTGGGGCTAAGACCTGCTGAATACTTTGCTATTGAGCTAGG